GCACCCAATAGGGCTTGAATACCCTGAAGCTGCGCGTTTTGTGCTGCTGGTCCCATTTGGCCTAAGCCATAACCGGCACCCGCCTCCATTTGCTTCTGCTGCTCGGCAGCCTGCAGGGCTTGATTATAGAGACCGGCATAAGTCTGCCCGGCAGCCAATCCTTGCTGGTTGGCAAGATTAGATTGGGCTACGCCAATGCGATCTGCACCAACGCCGCCTGCCTGCTGCGTGGCTTGGCCAGTCGTCTGGCGCATTTGCTGGCCGAAGATGTTCTGCATTTGCGCAGTAACGTTGGATGCCATAGGATTGTAGAATTGGGCGATATCTCCCTCAGACGGCCCCTGTGCGCTTTGCTGTAGATAGTTCGCACCAGCCCCGAAATATGGCTGCGCCATGCCTTGTGCGGCGGCTGTCTCACCAAACCCCTGCTGCTGAAATGGATTAAAGCCAGCGATTGGTGCTACCGGCATCTGGAACGGTGCCTGAGCCGCAGTCGTAGCCATCTGGCCAGCCTGCTGACCCATCCCCAGAATAGGCTGGTTAGGCGTATATTTCTGACTCTGATTGGTGGTAACGGTATTAGGGGAGCCGCCCATCTTATGGTCCTTTAAGAGCTAGCCGAAACCAGCGACAGATTGTTGCCGCTTGGATGCACCATGAAGAACTCCCCTATCTTCGGCAGCATCCGGCGATAAAGTCGGCATTTAGCTTCAGTGCGATGATTTGACATGATGCCAGTAATCAACTTCAAGCCGGTTTTTTCTGATTGCCCAGCCATCCACTGAACCATCGCCTTGGTATGATTGGATTTGCGATATTCGGAGTCGGTATAAACGGCAATCTCTTCCAAGCAATGCTCCTCGGTGTACCAGTGCGTTCCCACCATGATAAAAACAAATGCTTCTAATGCTCCAGTAGGGCCAATGACGCCGATAACACCGCGCGGACCCTCATCGCCTTCTGGTATCATTTCAGAGAACAACGCTCTTTTCATAAGCCAATCCACCTTACCCGGCGATAACTTGAATATGCCGTTCTCGTTATAAAGCTGCAGCACAAGACGCCAAAGCTCGACTGAATCTTCGGGGACGGCCAATCTCACTATAGAAGGTGAAGTCATGCGGCTACCGTTTGGGCCCTGGCAATTTCTTCAACGTCTCAGCATATTTCTTACGAGTATTGACTACGAATTTATCCAACACACGATGACCAGCACTAATGCTGCCGTGGCCAATGTCCTTAACGACATCGGGATGAATCAGGTACTCGCCACCGGCTGCGATAATCGGTACATGGCTATCAGTCTCGCCGCCCTCAGCAAACTTCGGCATGATGGGTGACTGCGGTTTCAAGCCCAGCTTCGGCATATTCGGCCTGCCGCCGCCTTTCGGTAGCGGTAATCCATAAGGCCCGCTGGAAAACATCTTCTGCAGGATTTGGCCGCCTGCTTGGCTATTACCCTGCCCGAGCGCACTGGGAATATCGGCCGGCAGGACGTAGCTGCCCGACCGCACGTTCATTGGCAACTTATCCGTCCTGCCGGGAACTGACGAGTTAATCATGCCTTCGCGGCGCATTCCATAAGACGAGCCACGCATAATCATGCTTTCGATATTAGGGCCGCCGAAAGCTTTGCCGCGAGGTACAGCATCGGAGATATCAGACGCCTCTTCTCCCTGCTGTTTCATACGCTGTTCATATCCTTGCGAACTTATATTAGAAAGGCTGCTCATAAAGCGTTTTGCGCCCTCTACCCCTCCCTTTGTTTCGATAGGGCCACCATAGGCTTTCTTACCATAGCGGCGAGCGGTGCTAAGGGCGGCCGCGACAGCCTGCCTCTGCGGATGGCCCGCATGAACCATCTCTGAAATGTTGGTCGATATCGCTTGCTTGGAGCCGGATTTAATAAGAGGCATTTAGCCCTTCCTCTTCTCGAAGAAATCGCAAGTATCCTGCGTCCTGATTTTGCCCTCGACCGCAGTGCATGAGGCCGGAGCCCTGAACATATCACATTTTCCGCATAGTCGCCCATTATGCCCTAGCCGATAATGGGCTGCGGTCTTTGTCGATTTGACCGAGCCGCCAGTGCGTCTCCGCAGTGCTGCGGCAATTCTGCCGCCCCGGTTGATGTTGTGGGGCTCTGGCTCGACGCCGAATGGCGGCTGGGGGCCGGCAAGTTGCCGCTCCATTTGGTTCTGCATGGCTCTTAACTGGTCCGCAGTAGCTTTGCCGGAACCGAACTTGTTTTCTCTAGCGAGTTCATCAGCAGTCGCGGTGTCATCGTGTTTTTCAAATTGGTAAACCGGGTCTATGCCAGCGTTCCGATGCATCTCTTGACGCAATCTTTCCAAGCCTAACCTGCGTTGCAGTTCCATCGGCCACGTCTGCGCTTCCCTGTCCGACAATATCGGCGGGTTGAATTGTGGCGGTGGCCGTCTGGTCGGAGGGTCGCTCATGCCGCACGGACCAAGGTAAGGCCGCCAACATAGGTAGGAGCCATTATCGAGTGAGCACCGCCGGAGCCGGCATTGACGTTAGCGACAGTAATACCAGTTGTATGGCTTTGGGTGACGGAAACGGGGTTACCAGCCCCTCCACTGTTTCCAGCAATACCACCACTCACTTGGGACATTACTGCCGGAGAAATAGTGTGAGTATGACCGGGGTCGGTAACATTGGCTGTATGAGTATGTGTCGGCATAGCTGAGGACAACAGCGTTACCGAGTCACCGCCGCCAGAGGCCAGAATGGTATCTCCATCGACGCCACCGCTTGCCGTCGTAATACGGCCTGTCGTTTGATTAAGTACAGCACGGAATCTGCCGCGCGCATCCGGCAAAGTAGTGCCATTAAGAAAAGACCTTAACGCCGGATAGGTGGCTCCATTGAATGCACTACCGTCACAGTTCAGATACGGCGGCACCGTGCAGTTCGATACCCATGCCGGAACCGACGACCCGGCATGGTCCCAATAACCGCCAACATTATGCGGCAGATGTCCGAACTGCGGGCTGGTGCCGTCCACCATAATCTTGGTGTTCTGCCCTGGGGGCAAGCCAATCGTACCAGTGCCGGCCGCTGTAGTATTCAAGGTGATATAAAAGACCGAAGAATTGGTCGTCTGATTAATCACCGTCCAGTAGCCGCCGACGCCGCCGGGAAAAGTAACCGCGACATTTCCGGTAAGCGCCCCAGTGAACTTTATAAACGCATTCTGAGATTGCCCCGCACTCAGGGTCACCGGAGTATTAAGTAGTGCTACCGTAGCAATGCCGCCGAGCATGCCGTCCAGCAGCGTCTCGTTGGCGTTGACATACGGCCCCCAAGTACCCGGTTCGGTGCCGACAGTAACGAGGTTAAAGGCTTTGTTGGTGGTTGGGGTAACGGCCATTGTCTTGTCCTTTAGTAGCCCGGAACCTTGTAGATGCCGCCAGAGCTAGTAGTCACAGAAATAAAGATATTTGCTTGCGAAGAAGTAAAGGTTACGACTCCGGCAGCAGGCGCAAGACTTGATGTCGCCGTTGATTGCGGGAAGACGTTATTCAACGCTCCGCGCAGATTGTTGATAGCGGTGACTCCGTTCTGCAGGACGGACAGAATATCGCTAAAGCCAATAGCCATTACCGCCTCCCGCTCAAGGCGTAGCGAAAACGAATCCGGCCCAGCCGAAAGAATTCCTGGTTCTGGCTCTGCACCATCACCGACATCAGCCGTCCGCGTATCCGAGGCGTAATATACTGTGTTGTAGGGGTAATTGTATATGGCCCATAAACCTTTGGCGTATCCTCCGGGTAGTCGGCGCTAAAGAAGGTAACGTTGACCAGCGCATCGGATGGCTCGGAAAACAGCCCGAACTTAAAGTCTGGAATGACGTAATCGACAAAGGCAAGGTCGTTGCCTTCGGTCAGCGCCCACCATCCGCTGCGGAAGAACGGCAAGCTGGCCCCCGGCATCATCTCGCCCATTTCATGCTGGTAGAGCGCGCCACCAGTATCGACCGCTATGGGATTACCGAGCACCGATACGTCAATCCAGGCCGTTCTGACGAGCGCACCGTAATCCCATGTATTCTCGACAATATTGAGTTTGACGTAGGAATCGTTCTCGGTGGAGTTGATCGAAGGGAAGAACCATGCAATCTCATTGAATGTACTGTTTGGCGCACACCTAATCTTATATGCATTGGCGGCATTGAGGTTCTGGAAGATAAAATCCCAGACAGTGCATGAGATTGATTGTGTACCATTTGAGGTAATAGTGAAGAAGTTATTAGTGCCGCACCAATAGACGTTCCCGGCGATTACTGCAGCCGCGTGCTGGCCGATAAGACCACAGCCGGTGCCAACACGGGTAAAATTGAAGATGATGTCGCCGCCGACATACATCATCAGCCAAACATCGATATCGGTCCATATCACACCATAGTTCGGCGCTTGCAATCCGCCACGAAGAATCGAGCCGGTCGGGATGTGAAAGCTACCGGCGGAGGTCTGGTTGGAGACAACCCAATTGGTGTAATCCAGCGCGTCGCTCCAGCGTACCACGAGGTTATCCTGCACTCCGGTACTGGTTGTAGACTTCCATGCCACCAGGATTTGCTGCGGCTGCGAGATAAAAATACCGCCATTGAAGAATGGGGCTTGGGTAATGACCTGGGCATTGGCAAAGCCGCTGTCCGGCGACCAGATGAAAATCGGTCCATCCTTGGGGCATGACAGTAGAATCTCACCCCAGTTATCCAAACTCCAGTCGGTTGCCGTTATTGGTGTACCGACATTGACGGGGATTGTCCCGCCTACGCCGCCAAACAAGCCAGCGCCGAAGTTGCCTGCCCCAAAGGGTATTCCAGCGCCCGGAGGACCCGCAGTCACATAGTAGACCAACTGAGCAAAAGACGAGTTCATTGAGCCTGAAGCAGTCGCCGTTGCCTGATTGGTCGAGGTAATCGTAAATTGACTGCTAGGAGTGACAATGGAATTAATCAGATACGGGCCGGTAATTGTTATGCCGCCGACCGTAGTCGGTGCGTAGAATGCTTCGGTCAGGCCGATAATCGGCTGGAATGTGTTGTTGGGTATGGTGACGATAACAATCGGGGAGTTAATGGTGGTGTTGAACCCCGGAACGACTCCACTGGTGAGCACGCCGGCAGTGGCTGCCACACTAGACTGAATCTGATAGGAAAGGGTGCTGAGAACCGCCGTGACCTTATAAGCGCCGTTAAGAAGCAGGTTATCGATTGATATCGGCGTATTGAAAAATACCGTATCGAAAAGGGAAGCCCCGCTGTTTTGGTCAACAACCGTAACAGTAAACGAGCTGGCAATCGTCGAAAAATTCGGGACCGGATTGGTCGTAAATGTCTGCGGCGTAATATCGACAGCGGAAACGGGAGTAAGAACAACTAGATTTTGCGTAGCTCCGACACCAAGATAATCAACCGCTCTTACGTCTTGCCAAGCATGAAGGTCGCGCACCGTCGAGCCAATGGCAACTGGTCCATAGGGTACCCAACCGCCATAAGTTTGCGTCAGCCCATTCTTGGTGCGGATAAGCTGCGACTGTGAGATGCCGGCCTGATTCAAGGATGGTGTGGCCTCAACGTCCACTCCAGGCTTCAGTGTTACGGCACCCATTGCCATGGTCAAACTCGCGGCGGCGTAGCGATTGGCGACGGACTCTTGACCGTCCAGCCTTCGGCTTGGAACTTGGCGCGCAACTGCTCCATCTGTGCCGATTGGAACAATTGTTTATATTGTGACTCCCATGACTGGGTTGCTTGTGGGTTATCGGCTTGGCCGCCGAAGTCCCGCATATAGCCGAAGGCAAACACCATTGAAGCGGCAATAAACAGGTCTGGGCAATACTGCGTAAGATAGGTGCTAGAGTTGTTCGAGGACAACGGGGTCGGCCGCTGCACACCGGTAATCTCGACTGGGTATGGCAAATCCGGCGACGGCCCGAAGACAATCGTAGTATTGTTGACCATCGCATAGAACTCCGGCACGTCAGTATTGGCTTGGCCGGATGGATAAGTAATATCAATGAACTCCTGCGATACCGGCACCACAGGTGAGCGAGTACCCGTAGCCGCAGTCAGGCTCGACGGCGTGATGATGTTCAGTTTGTCGATAGAGATATACGTTCCTATCCCTGTCGGCGGCGTAAGGGTGCGAACTCCGCTGGAAAGAGTTGCTGTAGCGTCCACTACCTGCTGACGCAGCGGGTCGAGTTCGCGGTAGATTCGCTGTTCGGCATAGTCAATCATGCCAGGCAGCATGGTTTGAAAGTTGGGGTCTGCGCTGCTGACCACCATGAGATTGGCGGACTGCGAGACGTAGATATTATAATTCAAGGTGCTCATCTTAGACCCATATATCCGAAGGACTGCTGTTAGCGTCGGTCAGACCACCTGAGGTTACCTGAAAAACTCCACCAGAAACACCATCACTATTGATACGAAAACTCGTAGTGCCAGGTGGGGGCGCAAGTGTCGCTTTCCCATGACAAAACACCGATGGTTGTGCAAGGAGCGCATGAGGGCTCGATGACGGAATTGCCAGCGGACCGTTTGCGCCAAACGGGTCCACGGGAGCGCCAGCAGGAGTAATAAAGTAGCCACGTATATCTCTCTGAATTTGATGCGTCTCTTGGTCGATGAACGAGACGTTTGGGTAAAAATACAGGTCGGACATATCTCCGGTATAACTACCGCCCCCCGTATCTCCGCCGAGATAGAGCGTCTTGCCGTTAGTTGCAGAACCGGCGGCTTTGATAATGTTCTGCACGCCACCAAGAGTGTTGCCGAAATACAGCAAGGAAAGAAGCTCGCCTTGGTCTATTGTACCCATGATATGCTGCCATTGACCAGTCGCCACAGGAGCTTTGGTCACGTCAGCATTAACGGACAGTGCATCAAAAGCGTAAGACAATTCTGGCGGCTGATTGAATGTTGCATTCGCACCATAAAATATATCGGCCCCGCCGACCACCACGCTCCATCCCGGCGGCGTGATCCAAGTAGCTCCCGGCCATGTAATGCCACCGCTGACTATGGCGTTGGTGATTCTCGTCTTGGTGTATTGAAACGGAGTTCCACCACCGCCTCTTCTGATTGCCGTAAATCCCGATGGAAGCGGATTAAACAGAACCTGTCCTGGTGGGATAGTGGGCGCATTAGCGACTTGACTTGGGTCAGCAAGCGCGGCGGTCTGGGTTGCGTCCATATCGTTTGCTCG